CACCGACCCCGCGATGTTCGCGACGACCGGCCCCGCCGGCACCGAGCTCTACTTCGCGATCGTCGGCCCAAGCTACCCGACCGGCGCGAAGTTCCGGCTCGCTGACATCGACCAGAGCCGACCCACGAGGATCATGCTCACCCTCTCCCCGAGCATGAACGAGGGCCCGTGACGAGCCTGAACGAGCGGATCGGATCCCTCCGGCTCCCTCCGGACATCGCGACGATCGAAGAGGCGAAGACCCTCACGTCGCTTGACCCGGCGCGACGGATCCTCGCCGACGTATTCAAGACGGCCATCCTCGCCGAGCTCACGGAAGCGTGGGTCGCGGCGGTGGCGAACCGCCTCACGGAAGAGCACGGCATCAGCCCGACGCTCCCGGTGGCCGACGTGCTCGAGCTCGAGCCGATCGCTCCGGTCATGCAGTCGCGGAAGGCCGGCTTCCCGCTCCTCGCCGTCTATCGCTCGGGGACGGCCGAGTACTCGACGCACACTTTCTACGCCGACAAGCTCACGCAGCCGTGGACGGTTGACTGGGTGCTCGGCGCCGCGGACGTAGCGACGACGTTCCAGCTCCTGGACGCCGCCGTCGCCGTCTCCAAGATCATCAGCCGCGTCATCTTCCGGCAGGGCCACCCCGCGTACAACTCGGGGGCGATCCAGTTCGGAGAGGACCGCGGCGACCTCGGCTCGATCCGAATGCTTCGGCACGAGGGACCGGGACAGGCGCGCTTCGCCGGTGACGACAAGGGCCCGATGTACTGGGCGATCTCGATTCACTTCGAGACCGTCGAATACGTGAGCGAAGTCTCCGGGCTCGAGGCGGACGGAATCTTCGAGGGCGCGGACTACGAGATCGGCGTCGGTGGAGCGCCCGAGGGCGTCATGCCGGGGCTGGTCTACGCGAACACGGATCCGGTTCACCAGCCACAGTGATCGACCTCCGCGCCGTCCAGCTCTCCCACCGCCGCTTCCTCGCAAAGCACGACGCGGCGGTCCTCCGAGAGCTTCAAGACGCCCGCGACTTCGGCGTCCAGTACGTCCAGGTCCACCCGACCTTCAAGCCCCGCACGGGCGCCCTGCAAGCCGCGACGACCGGCCAGGTCATCCGGACTCGGAACCGCGGGATCGTCCGCCTCTCGAACCGCAAGCCCTACGCGGCAGCGATCGACAAGGGCGCCGCTCCCCACGTCATCCGCGCCCGTAGCGCGAAGGCCCTCCGCTTCATGGGGAAGGGCGGGGTCGTGTTCCGCAAGAGCGTGAACCACCCGGGCAACAAGCCCTACCGATTCCTCTACCGCGCCACCAACGCCGCGGGCCGCACGTTCGCTCAGAAGATGAACGCGCGCATGCAGACCATCGCCCGCTCCTTCTGAGCGCGCCTCCCCATTGCCGCCTCCCTCTCGAGGCGACCCCCACCGCCGGAGTCATCCGATTGGCCAAGCTCAAGTTCTTCGCAAAGGACGACGACCTCGTCTACGTCCCCGACTTCCCGCGCGTGAAGGGTGCGATTCCGCAGTACGTCGGGCGGAAGTTCGTCCCCGCGGACGGCACGAACGGCGCGTCGTTCCCCGCCTCCGCCGAGCCCTTCGAGTGCGACTCGGAAGACGAGAACGGGAAGGCGCTCGTCAACAAGTTCCAGCGCGGCAAGCGCGGACTCTGGCCAGCTGACGAAGCGACCGCGAAGGCATGCGGCGTCTCGTTCGCCGCCGTCGAAGTGAAGGACGGGATCGCGGTCGCGAAGACCACGACGATCTCGGCCGCTACGTCAACTCCAACGCGCTCGCGCGCACGGGATGAGGGCTGAACATGGGCCTCAGTATTCCAATCACGGGCATCGGCGCTGATTTCCGCCTTCCTGGTTCGTACGCCGAAATCATCTTCAACCAGGGCGCGGCGTCCGCGTTCGCCCCCGGTCGCGAGGTCTGCTTCGTCATGCCGAAGTCCTCGGCTGGCACGTGGACCGTGAACACGCGCTACAAGGTGACGAACGAGGCGGTCGCCTCTGCCGGCGCCGGCCCGGGCTCGCCGCTTCACCGCGGCCTCCGCAAGTTCCTTCGGCACAACAAGGACGCCACCGTCTGGGCCGTTCCTTACGCTGCCTCGAGCGGCGGCGGCGGTCTCGTCGCGGCTACGGCAACGCTCGCGCTCTCGGGCTCGCTCACCTCGGGCGGGACCCTCACGCTCCGCGTCGCCGGGGAAGAGATCCCGGTCGGCTTCACGGCGTCGCACACTATGACGAACATCGGCGACAACGTCGTCGCCGCCGTCAACGCGAAGACGCACCTCCCGGTCACCGCCGCCAACGTCACCGGCACGGTCACCTTCACGGCCAAGATCTCGGGAGCCTCGCAAGGGACGGCCACGATTTTCGCCATCAACGTCCACGCGGACACCGAGCCGCTCGGCACCGGCCTCGTCACCACCCTCTCTGGCCAGCTCGGCTCGGGCGCGGCGGGCGTGGACGGGACGACCACGGAGGCGACCAACTTCCAGACGGCGCTAGCGGTCCTCGACGCGGTCCGGAAGTACTACATCGTCACGAGCCTCACGGACGCCACGTCGCTCGGTCACCTGAAGACCCACATCGTCAACAAGAGCCTCCCGAAGGTCGGCCTTCGCTCGGTCGGCATCGCGGCGAATCGCCAGGCCGGCAGCGCGGCGGCGACCATCGCCACGGGCCGGAACTACGAGCGGCTCGCCATCGCCTGGATGGAGAACTCCGAGCACGACCCCTGCGAGCTCGCGGCCGTAGCGGCGGCGATCATCCAGAAGGAAGAGGCGGTCCATCCGGCCCCCAACTTCGACTTCTACCCTCTCAACGACATCGTCCTCCCGCACTACGCGGACGCGGACATCCCGACGGCCGACGAGCAGAACGACGCGATCAACGACGGCCTGATGCCGTTCACGACCACGGGCGTCTCGACCTACGTCGTCATGGCGACGACCACGCGCTCGAAGGACGCGACCGGCGCACTCGACGATCCGCGCTCGCTTGAGCGTCACCGCGTCAGCGTGGCCGACGACTTCATGGACGAGGAACTCGTCGAGGTCGGTCTCAACTTCCGCGGGAAGCGCCTGGCCGACGACGAGAGACTCGCCGACGGCAAGATCAACCCGAACCAGGTCGAGCGCCCGAACCTGCTCCGCCCCTCGAGCTTCCGTCCGCACATCGTCAAGCGGATGAACGAGAAGGACGGGATCACGCTCCAGAACGTCCAGGCGAGCAAAGACTCGCTGCTCGTCATCAAGACGGGCGGGCGCCTCGAGGTCGGGTTCGATCTCAACGCGATCGATTTGCATCACCAAACGTCATTCAGGGTAGCTGAGGTAAGCGCCGGATAGTGCTATACTATTCACGTGAAGACGTGCGCCACTTGCAAGCATGAGCGAGACGACAGTGAGTTCGTTTCGCACTGGCACGGTGGCGTCACGAAGGGGTGCCTTGGGTGCCGGTCGCGCGCACTGAAGTCGTTCCGCAAGAACAAGGCAGACCCGGGAGTAAGCCGGCGGGAGCGAGAGGCCAGAGAGGCTCTCTCGGCTCGCGGGCTTCGAAGCTGTAAGAAGTGCGGGACGACGAAGGCGCTCGGCGAGTTCTACTCGGACGCCCGCGGCAGACGTGGCGCGTGCAAGGAATGCATCGCCGACCACGCGCGAGCCAAGCCCGGAAACGCTCCGACATCGGAGCCACTCAACTGCTCGAAGTGCAAGGTCACCAAGCCGGCGACGGAGTTCTACAAGAACAAGAACTTCGCGAGCGGTCGGCGATCGTGGTGCCGCGGTTGCTGTAAGGAGCGCGGCCCCGTCAACTGGACGCGCTACTACGAGGCGAACAAGGAGATCCTTGCGGCGAACTACGCCAAGTGGGCCCGCGAGAATCCGCACAAGTCCAACGAGCGAGGGCGCAGGCGCCGAGCGATCGAGGGCGGCCCCGGCGTCACCGATCAAGAGTGGGCCGACACAATCGAGTACTTCGGCGGTCGCTGCGCCTACTGCCTAGCCGCCACCAAGCTCACGATGGAGCACGTCACGGCGGTAACCCGCGGCGGTACCCACGAGCCAAGCAACGCGGTCCCCGCGTGCCGCGCCTGCAACTCGAGCAAGCGCAACAACTCGCTTCTTTCCTGTCTCTCATCTCGGCGCCTCATTGGGCGACGGATGGGCAATCACTTTTCAGCGTAGGCGATAGGCGCCTTCGCAACCCAACGCGCGTCCCACGGGACGCAGGCGCAGAGGTACACCCTTGGCCGCTCAAACTGACTACGCACTAATTAAGCTGTTTTTGAACGGCGCTCCCGTGACCCAGATCACGAAGATCACGCGCATGCTCGACGCCCAGAATCAGCCGATCATGCTGATGAACGAGGGCCTCGGCGGCTGGTCCCCCGGCTCCGGGATCTCGAGCATCGAATGGGACTCGCCGATTCCGATCGGCGGGACCGAGTTCGATTACGAAGGCATGTGCCAGCGTACCGAGTACGTCGACATGCAGGTTTTCGTAGGCTCTCGCTCGGTCGCCTCGCGCGGCAAGATCCAGACGGCGCAGACCGAAGGCGCGTCCGGCTCACCGAGCAGCATCGCGGTCAAGTGGGAAGGCGCCTTCGAGCCGACCGAGTAGTTCGCACAATCTGAAAACCCCGCGCTTCCCATGGGAGAAGATGGCGCGCGGGAGCACGATCCGGAAGCCGTCCAGGCGCGCCGCCGCTACTCCCATGGCGGCAGGTCGACGCCTCGGACGGCTTTCGCCTTTTGTCAACA